CAATGTAGTTGGATCAATAGAGAAACCAAAGTCTTGACCGAATGAGGTTTGCAGATTGTCAGGATTAAAGTTGCCAAAGCTCCAGTTAGTAAATACAACCCCTTCGGCTTTATCAAGCCAACCGCCTAATATCTGATGCTTATATTTTTTAGGATTAAATTGCTTAATTCTTTCTATCTCATCTAGAAATGATTGGTCTAAGTGCTCAATGTTATCCTCAAAGGTAGTGTGGATATAAGTGACGTTATTCTTTACCCCATTAAAAGCTTCTTCAACTCCTGCCTGCTCAAAGAAACGCTGGTAAATCCAATGCTCTTTTGTTGCAGGATTCAGTATTAATATCACTCTGTTCTGAACTCCTTTTTGTCTAATAGATAAGTTTATCTTGTCAAACGTTGCCTCATCTGTTAGCTCTTCAGCTTCATCTAGTATCCACGTTGTAACCCCCTGCAAGGATTTAAGATTGGCCGTTTGATCGCCTGATGAAGTTCTAATTCCTTTGAAAATAATCTCTGAGCCTGAGGTCTGATTTATAATTTCTGATTTAGTAATTACAAAATGACTATTAGCTTCTAATAAATCTATCTTTTCTTGGAACTCAGGAATAATAGATAGGTGTGCAGATACCATTGTCTGCCTTGTAAATAGAATCTTATGGCCTTTTTCAAACGATAAGAGGCTGGCAAACGTGCCAACCCCAAATGATTTAGAAGATCCACGACCTCCAGTAATTATGAAAAAGCGTGTATTATTTCCTAATGCCTGATATTTCTTGTTTAAAATTATCACTCTTTAAATTTAAAAACCTCTGCTGCATTAAAGTTTACATCGTGTGTGTTGTTACTTTCTACGTGTGTCATTGATAACTGGCGAAGCTCATCAGGGCTTGCTATTAACTTCATTAATCCCATTTGTAATGTAGGATTATCTGACTTGTACCACTTAGAACGCATTGAGACTTTAATCTCTGTACGAACAGAAACTAAAGCCTCTTTTATAGTGTCTAATTTATCCAATCCTAGATTGTAGAAAGTAGCTCTTGAGCAGGGTAAATAGGCAATAATATCATCTATAAAAAATAACTTGTATTTGTTTATTGCCTCTAAGGATAGCTTAATTAAATCCTCTTGATTGTACTTTACATTGTTAGCCATTGCTTATTCTTCCATTTAGTGGATAATATCTAGTGTAATATTGCTGACCTTTTTTAATTTTCTTATTGTTTTCTAAAATAATATCTTCGCTAGCTATCGAAACTATTTTGCCATAGTAACCAATTTCTCTATCTTGCTCTGAGCAATTTTTGCAGCCTATAAATTTACCATCAATAATAAACTCTTCAAAATATCCTATCGTTGTCATATCGCTATTAGTTATTGATTGAAATGTTTTCAAATACAAAATCAAATAAACCATAATAGGCTAATTCATAAATGTTTTTAGCATAGCCTAAATCTTTTTCAAATGATGTTATGCCTAACGATTGGCATATATCATAACAATCAGCAGAATAAATGCAGGCATTTTCTAATTGTTCGCAAATAAATTTTGTAACATCTGATGGATTTTCTTGTGCGATTTGTTCTTCTAGATCAGAAATAAAACCGAATTTGTTAAATGTGCTCATATAAGTATGTTTAGATTATGATGTAAATCTAACAAGTTGATTACTAATGCGAAAGAAAAATTTTATTTTTTTTTAAATACTCTCCAATCAACTAAATGATGATGCCTATTAAATCTAATTACGGTCTTTGCATATTGTGGCCAAACTGCTTCTAGCATTTTAGCTTTTAATAAATTCTTTTCTGGGGCATTCCCTTTATAAAGTTCAGTCTGGTTTCCTCCTTTCATTTTATCCGCAGTACTTACTTTATTTGCCATATAGTAAACACAGCTTGCTGTGCTGCCTCCGTTATGCAAAACTTGTAAACAGAGATCCACATCTTCATTGTATTTAAGCCTCCACCTAAATGGTATATTGTTTTTAATTAACATAGCCGAATATACGTGGCAATTAATTTTAAACGGTTTTTTGGGTGGCTTTACTACAAAATTAGGCTCTTCAAATCCACCTATTGTTATATTGTGTTTTTCTACAAAATTTTCAACATAAACAAAAGCTTCATTTAAAGATTCTATTTTTCTCCTTTTACCATTTATCCATTTCATCCAAAATAATATATTATCATCAAATAGCCAATGATATTTTGCGCCTTTAGCTCTTGCGTGTTCCCAACAGAAATTTCTTGCAGGATAACTACCTACACCCAGATTAGAAAAAGGAAGCTTTAAAATTCTTTTTTCTCCTAGCTTTTTGCAATATTGTTCATATTCTTGTGGCTCTACTGCTATATAATAGTCCAAACCACTATTCTCAAAATTGTCAGCCGTTAATGTTTTTTCAAATCTTCCTTTAGAAATTATATAAATCGGGTATTTATTCCGCATTTTCTAACAATTTTGCAGTAGTTAAATCAATTTGCCAAGCCATATTTTGTTTTTTTAATGGCAAACTAGGATGTTGAGCAAGCCAACTCTCTGCTTCTTCTGGCCCATCAAATATAAACACAACCCTTTGAAGTCCTGCTGAATTACCTATTGGATCAAACTCTTCTTCGATATTAATATGAGATTCATTCATTTCATTAACATCCATTTGCTGAGTCCAAACATCTAAGCCCCATTCAACTAGCTCTTCGTTATCCCATTCGTTTGCTAATAGATCCCAATCCCATTCGCCTCCGCTTATGTTATCCTTAATTAAAAACTCTCTTTGCTTATCCTCTGATAAATCTGTTATGATAACTGGTATCTCTGTAATGCCTGCCTCTTTACAAGCTCTAAATCTCATATTGCCTCCTAAGATAATCATATCTTTATTAACCACGATTGGCCTAATAGATAGCATCTCAGGAAAATCCTTAATAGACTGAACTAGCTTTTTAAATTTGTCATCCTTTATTAATCTTGGATTATTAGGATTTAATTTGACCTCGTTTATTTTTCTTATCTCCATTTTAGTATTCGTTGTAAACTCTACGCAACTGACCTATCATATCTCTCCAACACGAAGGGCAAGATGATTCTTGAAACGGTGTATTAAATACCGCTAAATAAATGCGTTGCAATTCCCTTTGTGTTTTTAAAAACAACTGATTCTGATTGCTTGCAAAAAACTCCTTCAAATAATTGTAGTCCTCTTCGCTTAGACAATTCGGTTTCTTGTAAGGGAACAAAGCGTTTAGCTTTTCTTTACGCTCATCACATCCGCAATCCCAGTCTAATGCTTTTGATAGAGCTTCAACTCCTGCCTTGATTCCTGTGGCTTCAGTTATCTTTTCTATCGTATCGCCTAGCCCTTTTGATTTTCTTTTTGCCATAACTTTAATTTTAGTTTACATCTTTGAATCGTTTGAAAGATATTCATTAGCGGAATCCCTGATTCCTTTGCCATCTTTCGCATTGAAACGTTATTTGTAATGTATATTAAATACATCTTTTTATCATACCAGTCCCAAGTATTAATAAAATCAAGGTAAGGTTTTATAAATTCGGCAACCTCTTCTTGGTAATTATCCTCTTTTAAAGAGTATTCTATTTCCTGAGTTATCTCTATCTTGTCTACTTTCTTTCGGTGTAGATCCATTGTCAGGCTTCGAAGCGTAAAATAAAAGTAGGCTTCGTTTATTTCTTTGCCGTGAACTCTGATGTAAGCCTCTTGCACTATGTCCTCTGCATAATTCTTTTCCCCGAATCCTTCTACTATTTTAATCCAATGCTTGTGTCGAAAATAAATCTTATGCATCCAAGTTGTAAAGCTCCTTTTTAACTGCTTGATAGAAATTTAGTAAATTATCCTCACTTCCATCCAGATGCCCGATAAATAATTCTATCGAATATAAAGCACACGAAATGGCTCTCTCTTTACTCCCACAAAAGTAAAGGTAATTATTTACTAAACTATTTGCTTGCTCTCTTGCATTCATTGGTTTTTTCGTATTTTCTTTGCCTTCTGCGACACTTTATAAACTAGATAGAAGATAACTATCAACTCAAATAAAACGAAGCCTAGAATCGCAGTTATTAATCCATCCATTTTCCGTGCTTAAATAAGTGCCACGTTCTGTGCTTTAAGACTTCGATAATTAATTTGAATAAAGTGTCAGCTTCGTAGCTTCCTACTCCCTTGATTATTAGTTTCATCCTTCGAATTTAGTTATTTCAAATTTCAAATACTGCATTGCCTTTTCTAAGTCCTCTTTCTTATCGCCTTTCTTGCCAGCTCTTAAAACGTATTTAATGACGTTCCCGAGTTCAAAGTTAAGCTCGTAGTCGTTGATAATATCTATCACTTCAAATCTATTGCCCTGATAATGAGCAGGTCGTATTGCGTTCATCGTGTCAAAGTTTAAATAATTTTTTAATTAAAATCAATGTTTAGTCCATAATTTTTCATCAGGATATTTAGCTGAGTGTTTAATCCTTCAGCCCTGCCTTTGTCCATTATCTCCATTTCCATACCTATCTTAAAAAACTCAAGCATTAATTTACCTGAATTAAAGTATTGATCGCTTACCTCTGCGCTAGGATTGCCACGATATAATCGTTGTTCTAATTTTAAAAGGTCTTGAAGCAATCCGTTTGATTTACTTTTAAGTGCTTGCTGGTTAAATACGCTCGGCCTAAAATCGTTTTCGATGTGGTCAATTAAAGCGTTTAGCAATGCAATGTAAATTACAATCGTTTCTCTTTCTGTTAATTTCATATTTGGTTTAGTTTGTAATTAGTTAATAATGTAATACAATCATCTACTGAACGCACAACTGCATAGTAATAACCGTGAGCAATAGCCTGCTTTTCAAACTCTCTTTGAAATTCTGACTTAACTCCTTTCTTTGTTTTGACTTCTACAAAGATTCCATTCCAATTATCGTTTGATATCATCCAAAACATATCGGCAACTCCACGCTTAACACCTTCCATTTTTAGCTTTACTGCTACTAACAGATTGCGCTGGCCACCGTTAGGGATTGCAAAGAACGGAAACGTTTGTGTTAAGTCTAGGTATTTACAAATCTGTACTTGGAGCTTGTGCTCTTCTTGGTTTCTCATTTGTTTAGTATATAGTTTCCCCATTGATTAGCCATTGCATCAGCTATTCCTGGAAATGTTTTGCTTCTAAGTTTAGAGCGTTCTTCTTTTGTCTTTGCATTTTGCAAAGCATCATAATACCATCTTGCTTGCTTTTTTTCTTTTCCTGTCTTTTTATCAATCCAAGTTATAAATTCTCCGTGATTCTTTGTTGCAGTTACATCTTGACTAAACAAATCAGGCTCTAATTGATAAACTAATTGAGGTAAATTTTTAAGCCACAAGCAAGTAGTTTTTTGAAACGGATCTCCAAAATAATACGGTTGTATAATTTGATCGGGCTTTCTAAATTCATTGCTCATTATTCCAATAGGATTCTCTACTGCAATATGCTCAATAGGCGCATTAATCATTGCCATAAAAAAATCAATACCTTGCTGCTGTCTACCATCTAAACGCTTTTGCTCAAAGTGTCTAGCACCTGAAACGGTTAAGTGTGTACAAGGCGGAAAAGCTATCATCATATCCCAGCCTAAATTCATCACTTCAAATATATCTTTTTGGTAATGCCATTCGGGATGGCCTCCGCTTTGCTCTTGTATATCACAACTGAATGCTTCTATACCTAACTTTCGCAATCTTATCGTTACGGCTTGGCTTTCTTCACAAGCGACTAATACTCTTTTCATTATTCGCAAGGTTTTATTTTACCGTTCTCATCCAAATACGCTTTAAAATCTGCTAAGTTTTCTATGAACTCACGATAGCATTGCGCTTTGCAGGCAATTATTAGCTCGTGTAATTCGGTATATTTAGGTTTTAATGTATTATAAATGCGTTCTTTATCATCTAAATGTGCCTCATAAATACCGAATTGAACGATATAATCATATAAAACGTGCAAGCCTCCTGCAATCCAGTTCATTTTAATGGACTTTTCTTGACATCGCATCATCTCCTGAGCGTACATATTAGCTGAGTTAATCGCTGCCATCTTTAAATCTGCATCGCTTGGCTTTGGTTTTGCTGGCTCAACTACCTTTGCATTGGCTACCTTGCGCATTACTTCATTCTTTTGCTCGGTAAACTTGCGCACCCATTGCACAAAATTGCTAGGCGAAAAGAAAATTACATCGTTACCTGCGGAATTGTACTCTCCGTTTAAACCTCGTTTTAAGGCGATATTTATCTCGTCGATAGATAAGTGTCCAAAGGACTTAATATCTTCCATTAAAACCAAGACTAGAGCCTTGTGCTCCTCATCTGGTAAGGGTTTAGATCCTAGCTTTATCTTTGCTAAAGATATTGAACGCATTGCAAGATTCATTAAGTCGGAATCTGTTAGGTTTGATACCTTTAAAGTTGTCTGTGATTCTACAACTTCTTTCTCGTGTCTGGATAAACCAGTTATTGCGCTACTTGTATGGATTAACGAAAGTTCCATTTTCTATTTCTTGGGTTAGTTGGTCGTGAACATTTTTCAAACTTAACATATTTTGCTGAAGTTTACCTAATTGTTGTTTAGGTTGATTGGTTTTAAAAGTATTTGATTTTGATATCCAAGTTGTAATTCTTTTTTTAATATCAAAAAACTTTTGAGCCATCCATCTTTCTTTTCCTTTTTCATCTGTTTCAGTCCAGTAATTATAGAATTTAATTACCTCTTCATTATTAGCAAAAAGAGGAATGTGAGGCGAAA